TCTGTTCGGTAAACCCGATCTAGAGTTTGATGATGAATTTGTTACTATTACAGAAGAGGGTACATCAAAGTCTCTCAAGTATTGGTTCTCTGATCCATCCGTGGTGACGACTCCATCTAAAGAGATTTCGATGCCCTCGACTGAATTGACGTTCCCTCTGTCTAGTGATACACTTAATGAAATCACAAAGGCTGCTGCTGTTATCGGTGTTCCCGATATGGCACTTGCTGGTGGTAAGTTGATGGTTACTGACAAGAAGAACAGCACTGCAAACGCATACGAGACATCTCTGGATGTTGGTGATGTTTCTGCTGACTATAAGTTCTGGTTCAAGGTTGAGAATC